GGGTGGGGTAAAGAGGGTCTAACCCCGGCGGGTCAAATCTGTAATTGCTGTTGTCTTTCGCCACCGGCTCCTGCACAGGTGCTGCGGGTGGGGAGAAAAGTGCTGCACGAATAAGGCGTTCACACTCGCTACGGCGAAGCGGTGGGGTGATGTTCTTCATTTCCACCATTGCCGCATCTACCATCTGAGTCATGTTCTCAGGCTCCTGCACAGGTGATGCCTGCTGCGGCTCGCGATACAGCGGCAATCGCACCACGCCATCGGGGTTCTTGCCGACACCATCACCCGCATAGGCGGTCCAGCACCCAGCGCGGGCGATGCCATCGAAGAACTCGGGGTAAACCCAGGCAGCGGGTTTGCCGCTTGGCTGCGCCGCCTGCCACGCACGCCACGCCACGCGGGTCGTGTTGTCGATGTAGCCCTTACCGGTGCGCACAAGGTTTGCGCTACTGTCGTTGTCCCGGTACCAGGCCTCAAAGGCGATCCGCTGGGGGGACACCGGGGGTTTAAACATGCTCATGTCGCGCTCCCGTTCAAGGCCGCATTGAGTCGTCGCTCCAGGCGGCGCAAGTCGTCCCCTGATAGGCCCTCGGCGTCGTTCGTCTGTTCTACGATGGCCAAGGCATCGAGCACCGCGTTTCGGTGAACGATGCACAGCCCGAAGGGCAGCAGACCCTTTGCCAGTGTCTCCACCGGCATCGGTTCGTCTGACGGGCGCTTCATAGACTTGATGAGTCCAGCCTGCGCGTCGCACTGCGTGGCCAGATTCTGGTGGTCACGCGCTGCGCCTTGAACGTGGTGCAGGGCAGATTGAAGGCTGTTCACGCTGCACCGCCTTCCTCGTCATCTGTCCACGCATCAACGACTTCGCGGTCGTATGCGGTGGCGTCAAATTCCACAAGGCCCTCACGTTCGGCCTGCTCCATCGTTTCGGCCTCCACCTCCAATGTGGCCTCAATCTTGATCGTCACATGCCATGTTTTCATGCTTCACCGCCTTCCGTGTCGTCAGAGGGCAGGTGCTGCACTGCTGGTTGCCGTGTTGCGGCGTGCTGCTGGGCTTGTTCTGGCGTGGCCAGATCAAAGCTCGGGTGGTGCTTGCCGTCTGGCGTCACGACCTCCAACTTGTGCGTCTTGAACAGGCCGCCCAGTGTCCAGTTGCATGGCTGTCCGTCTGGGCGGGTTTTGCGTGGTGACCCTGCACCAGTGAAGCGCCCGACGCACGAGAAGCCCAGGTATTTCTCGACGGACTCAAAATCGCCCCCGGCCCCGGCAGCGATCAGATCGCGGGCAGACTGCACCGTTTCGCACATCGGGCACACCATGGCCGTGTCCTCGTGGGACTTGACACCCTGGGCCTTACACGCTGCGTGGAATTCCGCAAGGGTCATAGTTTTCATGCGGCCTCCCGGCTGTCCACGTACTCGCATAGGGCGACGACATCGCTGCGCATGACTTCGATGGCCGCCACCAGCTTCTTGGGCTTGTGCTTGATCTGCTCCAGCTTGTCGATCTGCTGCTCGATGCTGGCGATCTTGGCGAAGACTTGAGCGTCGCTCATGTTGGCGGCGTCTTGGCCAGCGATGAAGGTCTTGGTTTCGATGGTGGGGGCGGTGCTCATGGTTTGGTCTTTCAGGTTGGTTTGATCGGGTTGTTGGCCTCGTTGGTTGTGCCAATACTTGTTGTGGTCGAAGGCGTCAGGCCAGATACGTTGCGCGTCGCGCAACTTGGGCAGGACACCAGCCACGGGGCGCTGCATGTGTTCGCAGATTTGCAGCAGCGTGAAGTCGGTGCTATCCCAAAGGGAAAGCAGCTTGTTCACCTCGTCCTTGTCCCATGGCATGCCGTGGCGGCTGCGTTTGATCGGGTCGTCTGGGACTGTGAAGGCTTGTTTCATGCCGACCTCGCTTTCAGCATGGCGTCGGCATAGCGATATTTAGACTGTTCTCGCGTCCACCGTGCCTCACGAATCCGCAATTCTTTTTTCCCATTGCCCAAATCAAATGCGTATTTTTCTGTGAAGCCTTTTAAGCTGTGCGCGGCAATATCGTCCTCACTCGCCTTGGCCGCAAAGTAATCGCGCAACGTCATGCCCTGGCTGGCGTTCTCCACCAGGTCGCCGGTGTCGTGCGTGCGCACCTCGAAGGCCGGGAAGGCTGGCCCGCCCGTGCTGGCAATAGGCGCGTTCTGCAACTGCTGGCGCAGTTCCAGCACCAGCTGGCGCAGTTCGGCGCTGCGCTCCAGGTTGCCGCGCAAGTACTCCAGGAGGCTGTTCAGGGCTCCCGCATCCAGGCCATGCGCTGCGGCGAATTGGGCTGGGGTCATCACTCGTCCCCCACCAGAAAGGCACCGGCTGCACCGGTCAGCACGGCAGCCGTCGTGGCCATGCCACCGGCTACCGGGTCCACGATGGCCAGCGCCAGCCCGAGGAACGACACGCCCATGGCGGCCAGGCCGCCGAGCATCAGAAAACCGCCGATGTACTTCTTCACAGGCCCCTGCCTTCCAGGTAACCCTGGTACCTTGGTCACGGCGTAGCCGTGCGCCTTGGCCGTGCGGATCAGGTGGCGCACAACGCGCCGCTCTAGCTCCATTCGCTTTTCGATCTGTTGCTGGGACATGCTTCGTTCCTTCCGTCGTTGAGTCGTGCTCAATCAGCACAGTTAAATAATACAGCAAAACTCAATGCAAGGCAGAAAGTTAAATTTTAATTGTGTATCGTTTTCGCCACAGTCGTGGCGTCGGCGCAACACACCGGCAGTTCCCAGACTTCCCAAAAGTTCCCAAGGCTTGGGAAACGCTTTGGGCGGCTGTATGTGTGTATAAGTTATTGATATATATATATCTTTTATTTTTTTTCTTTCCTTCCTCCCCTCAACTTCCCAACTTCCCACGCCTACCCCCATTCCCAGAAATCCTGATCCCCTGACCTCCTGATCTCGGGAACTTGGGAAATTGGGAAGTTGACCCCAAAAACGGGCTGCAACCCGCGCCGTTACTGGCTTCCAGCGTTTCCCAGCACTTGGGAAGTCTGGGAATTTCGGGGAAACGCCGGGAAGTTAGTGGACGCCAACCGAAACCGGCGACGCCAGGCCGCGAGATTGAGAAAAACTCGACGCCGAGCGTACAATTCAGGAATGACTCAACCCCGCCACCGCCGCCCTGTCCAACGTTCCGAGGAAATCGAGCAGGCCCGCGTGGTCAAGTGGAGTCACCGCGTCGCCGTGCGTGCGCTCATGCCCGACCTGCGCTGGCTGCACCACAGCCCAAACGGTGGCCAGCGTGACGCCTTCACCGGTGCCCAGATGAAGGCCTTGGGCGTCAAGCCAGGCTTCCCCGACCTGATCCTGCCGGCCAGATCCGGCCAGCACCCCGGCCTGGTGATCGAGATGAAGTCGGCCACCGGCTCGACTTCGGCCACGCAAAAGGAGTGGCTGGCGCACTTCGAGGCCCAGAACTGGCAAATCCGGGTCGCCAGATCGGCCCAGGAGGCGCGAACGATCCTCTGCCAATACCTGGGCCTACCCCCAGATCAAGCGCCCGCCCTGGAGTGATGGACGTGGCCTGCACCGCCCGACAACGCGCAGCCACGCAAGCGCAGACCTACCGCATGCGCGTGCTCGCCGTCATCGAGGCCTCGCGGACACCGCTCACCGGCCAGCAGATCGCCGACGCCACTGGCTTCACCTACAAGCAGACGATTGACGCCCTCAACGCGCTCAACAACGCCGCCAAGATCGCCCGCGTCGGGCGCAAGTTCACGGCCCGCTGGTGCCGACTGCGCACGCCGTCACCCGATGACAACCCCGCTCACGTACTGGAGCAAGCCTTACGAGGATTCTTTCGATGACCGACCTCAACAAAGACCCACGCCCGCTGGCCTGGCGCGAACAAGACCAGGACCAAATCACGCACGAGGCCGTAATGGAGCACCCGCTCTACCCGGTGCTGTGCGCCGCCATTCGCCAAGCCATGGGCGGCAAAGGCGTGCGCCACGGCGGCAATACCACGCCCTTCCTTGAGCAGCCCTGGGTGCACTACGTGAGCATGCACGGACGCGGCTTTGCCACCGGCCAGGCCGCCAAGAAGCTCGAAGAAGCCGCCAGCACGCGCGAAGGCAAGGCCTTCGAGCAGGAAGTGCTCGGCGCCATCGTCTACTGCGGCATGGCTGTGCTCAAAGAGCAAGGCCACGTGTGAACTGCCGTCGAATTCCCGCCCGACCTCGACAATTCGCGCAAGCAATCCCATGAGGCCGGACATGACACCTGAGCAGCACGCAACTATCGACGCCACCATCGCATCGGTCGGCAGCAAAGCAACCTACACCGGAGCGACCACCAGCGTGCTGAGTTGGGTTCTGTCATCCGAGTTCGGCATCTTGTTTGGTATCGCGCTCGGCCTCGGCGGTTTCATCATCAATTGGTACTACAAACACAAGCAAGACCGGCGTGAACAGGCCGAACACGACCGGCGAATGGGACTCTACGAGTGATTCCACGCAACAAAATCGCAGCGCTCTCCCTCAGTGCAGCCGCCCTGGTCGGCATCGCCTTGCACGAAGGCTACCGCGACACCGCCTACATTCCGGTGCCCGGTGACGTGCCCACCATAGGCTTTGGCACCACGCAAGGCGTCAAGCCAGGCGACAAGATCACGCCACCGCAAGCTCTCGTGCGTGCCCTGGACGACGTGCAGAAGTACGAAGGCGCGATCAAAGACTGCGTTGGCGCACCGCTGTACCAGCACGAATACGACGCCTACACCTCACTGGCCTACAACATCGGGCCCAACGCCTTTTGTGATTCCACGCTCGTGCGCTTGCTGAACCAGGAGCGCTACGAGGAAGCCTGCCAGCAGATCCTGCGCTGGGACAAGTTCCGTGGCCAGCCGCTGCCAGGCCTCACCAAGCGCCGCCAACAGGAGTACGCGCAATGCCTTGGACGCTGATCCTCAACTGGCGCGTGATCGCCGCGCTCGTCGTCGCCGTCACGCTCGCCGCTACGCACTGGAAGGCCTACATCCAGGGCAAGACCGCCGTGCGCACGCAGATGCAGGCCCAGGTGCTCGCCACCGAGCAAGCCGCCCGCGCCCGTGAGCACGAACTCATTGCCGCCCGTCATCAAGCCGAGGAAGCCTATGCCGCTCTCAAACGCAGTACGCAACGCGCTGTTGCTGGCGCTCAGTCTGAACTTGGCCGCCTGCGCGACACCCTCGCCCAGCGCCAGCGTGAAGCCACCAGCGACGCCACCACCGAGCCCGGAACTCATGCAGCCGCCACCACCGAGCGGCAGCTTTTCGGGCAGTGTGCAGAAACTCTTGCAGGAGTGGCGCAACAAGCTGACCAACTCGCCGACCAGGTGAGCGGCTTGCAGTCCTACGTGCGCCACGTCTGCACGCCACCACAATGACCGACGCAGCACCCAAGAAACCCGCAGCCAAGAAAGCCGCCGCCAAGAAACCGCGAGGCAAACCACTCGCCAAGGGCACGCGCAAACTCCACGGCGGCGCACGCCTGGACTCGGGCCTGACCGTTCCCCAGGAGGCCTACTGCCGCGCCCGTGCCATGGGTATGACCATGGCCGAAGCCCTGATGGCCATCGGCTCGCCCGTGACCATCGAACGTGTCCGCGACTGGGAGCGCGAGAACCCGACGATTCGCAACCGCATCAACGAACTGTCGGCCATCGCCACCAAGAACGCCATCATCAAGACCGGCCTGGACCGCGAGTGGGTGATCTCGCGCCTGATGTCCGTTGTCGATCGCTGCATGCAGGCCGAGCCCATGCGCGACAAGGAGGGCAACCCCACCGGCGAATTCCGCTTCGACTCGACCGGCGCTAACCAGGCCCTGCGCATGCTCGGCGACACCATGGGCATGTTCAAGCCCGCCGAAAAGAAGCCGGGAGACGACTATGCAGAACTCAGCGACGACGACATTGCCCGAATCGTTGCGGAGCTTGCCGCCCAAACTGGCCTTATTGAAATTGGCGCAGGAACTCAAGCGCAGGCAGGACCGCAACAAGCTATCGAGGTACAAGCCCTACCCGCGTCAGGTTGAGTTCCACAGCCGGGGCGCAACGCACCGCGAACGCCTGTTTCGCGCCGGTAACCAGCTGGGCAAAACCTGGTCGAGCGCCTACGAGATCGCCTACCACCTCACCGGCCTGTATCCGGACTGGTGGCAGGGCAAGCGCTGGAGTCGCGGTGTCACCGGCTGGGCGCTGGGCGAGTCCATGGAATCGACCCGCGACACCCTGCAACGCCTGGTGCTTGGACGCCCTGGCGAGTGGGGCACCGGCACGATTCCAGAAAACCTAATCATCGACGTTAAGCGTGCCCAGGGCATCGCCGATAGCGTCGATTGCGTGTTCGTGCGCCACGTCTCGGGCGGCGTCTCGCGCCTGTACTTCAAATCGTACGAGAAGGGCCGCAGCAAACTGCAAGGCGAGACGCTGGACTTTGCTGCGCTCGACGAAGAACCGCCCATCGACATCTACACCGAGGTGCTGACCCGCACCAACGCGACCAAGGGCATCGTCTGGATCACCTTCACGCCACTGCTGGGCATGTCCGAGGTCGTGCGCCTGTTCCTGCAAAACCCTACGCCGGATCGGTCGGACACCAACATGACCATCGACGACGTGGGCCACTACACCAGGGAGGAACGCGACCGCATTGTGGCCAGCTACCCCGAGCACGAGCGCGAAGCCCGTGCCAAGGGCATCCCCATCCTGGGCAGTGGCCGCGTGTGGCCCATCGCCGAGTCTGCCATCACCGTCGAGCCGTTCACGCTGCCCGACCACTGGCCGCGCATTTGCGGCGTGGACTTCGGTATCGACCACCCCAGCGCGGGTGCGTGGCTCGCCTGGGACCGCGACACCGACACCACGTACCTCTACGACGCCTACCGCGAGTCCAACATGACGCCCGCCGAACTGGTGCCGCTCATCAAGCAGCGCGGCGAGTGGGTGCCGGTGTCATGGCCTGCCGACGGCCTGCAACGCAGCAAGGGCGACGGCATCCAGTTGGCCGACCAGTACCGAACCCACGGCGCGAACATGCTGCACGAGTACGCGCAGCTGCCCGAAACCGGCGACGAGGACGGCAAGAAAACCAGCCGCGTGAGCGTGGAGGCCGGTGTGCTGGCCATGTACGAGGACATGAAGGCGGGCAAGTTCAAGGTGTTTTCCAGCATGACCGCCTGGTTCGAGGAATTCCGGCTCTACCACCGCAAGGACGGCCAGATCGTCAAGCTGCAAGACGACTTGCTGTCAGCCACGCGCTACGCCTACGTCATGCGCCGCTACGCAGTCGTGCCGCCCGACCCGTCGAAGTCGGCCATGGACCCGCGCCGCAACTTCGACTGGCGTGCCGGATGATGTCAGCGGCAGGAAAACAGCACTTCGGACTCAGGCCAGCGCCCAAACGGGCCCGCCGGGATCTCCTTGCTGTGCACGACCTTCACGGTCTTGCCCTGGCGTGCGCAGTGGCCGTCGGCCTCCTGGATGGCTGCCGCCTTGAGCGCATCCGTCGTCACCCAGGCCCCCGCGCCCTGGTGCGTGACAGTAAACAGGCCTTCGCCGCGCGGCACGACACCCGTGGTGGGTGTGGCGCATCCGGCCAACAGGGCGACGCCGGCCAGCGTCAGAGCAATGTGTTTCATGGTGATCCTTTCAGTTGTGGCCGACCGTCGAATTGCAGTCCAGCACCCACAATAGTTTAGGCAAAAAGCACATCCGGGATTCCCTCATGCCAATTGGCGACATTCAACTGACCACAGCGGCCATTGAAGCCTCACCGGCCCAAGCTGGCGGTTTCATGGCGGCCAATGCGCCTCGCGCTCGTGCCGATGTCGTCGTGGGCGAGCAGCCCACCGACACCGGCGTGCCCGAAGATCTCAACAACTCGGCCTTGCCACGCGATCAGGTCGAGATGTTCCTGCGCGAGATCAAGCACCAACCCCACTGGCGACGCGAAGCCGACCGCGCCGCCGACTACTACGACGGCAACCAGCTGACCGCCGAAACCGTCGAAAAGCTCAAAGAACGCGGCCAGCCGCCCCTTATCACCAACCTCATCAAGCCCACCGTGGACACCGTGCTGGGCATGGAGGCCAAGACGCGCAGCGACTGGCGCGTGCGTCCCGAGGACGACGACCAGTGCCCCGACGAGTTGGCCGAGGGCCTGTCGGTCAAGCTCAAGCACGCCGAGATCGAGTCCCGCGCCGACCGCGCGGTGTCCGACGCCTACGCCGCCCAGATCAAAGCGGGCCTGGGCTGGGTTGAAGTCGCCCGCGAGCACGACCCGTTCAAGTG